TCACGGAATAGATGTAAGTGAGTATGCAATTTCACAAGCACCAAGGGAAGTGAATGGATATGTAACTAAGATAGAACCCTTTGAAGAAATTTCAATAGATTTTGATTGGGTTATATGTAAAGATATTTTAGAACATTTGCCTTATGACAGTATAGATAATCAGTTACAATTGTTGGCAGATTGCACTAAAAATTTAATAGCTATGGTACCGTTGGGTGATGGGCACAAATATTATATTGAAGCATATGAACAAGATATAACTCATATTATTCGAGAAGATTTGAAGTGGTGGGAAGATAGATTTTTTAGAAATGGTTTTAATGTAGATCAAATGACTTATGACATGGGTCCGTTTAAAACTAATTGGCAAATACATCCACAGGGTAATGGGTTGTTTTGTTGTTCAACTTTATGAAAGTTTTAAAATCACATAGAGATTCTTATTTTTTACGATGGAATAAAGATGATTATGCTCGAATGGGATGTTCATCTAAAGTAGCTGCGTTTGATTATGTCTCAATTAAATTGATGCAACGAGGAGATGTGACTGAAGAATCTCAGGCATGGTTGAAAAGAAATGCGAAACAAAATTTTAATCTTTTAAAAACATTGCGAAAAAGTATTCCAAGAGATGGAATGATTAGTCCTCTAATTTTAGTTAGTACTCAAAATAAGCATTGGGCAAAATTTGTTGGCATCAATTTTTGGGCGACTATTCCTTTTGTTATACAAACAGGAAATAACAGATATAGAATAGCACTAGAAAATGGTTACACACACATTTCTTCTATAATTTTTGGATCTAGTATAAACCCTGTGATATGGAATTATTTACAACTTGAATTGAAAAGACCCCAAAATGAAATAGTAATGGTTGATAAAGAATATATTAACAGTTATACGGGAGAGGGTTTATGAAAGTAGGATTTGTAGGTGTAGGAAATCTAGGTAAGGATGTAGCTGAAGTTATGGCAACGAAGTATGATGTAGTGGGTTATGATATAGCTCCAGTGGACACTACATTATATATGGCTCAAACTTTAGAAGGTGCCTGTATTAATAAAGATATAATTTTTGTAGCGTTGCCCACTCCACATCATCCAGACTATGATGGCCGTTACCCAACCAGTCATCTTCCACCTAAAGATTTTGATTACAATATAATCAAGAACATGGTGAAGAAGATAGATGCCTTGGTGACTAATAAAACTTTAATAGTATTAATTTCTACAGTTCTTCCCGGTACGATTCGTAGAGAGATTGCTCCAATAATAAAGAATGGACGTTTTATATACAATCCATATTTGATTGCTCAGGGTTCAGTGAAAGCAGATACGATAAGACCGGAGATGATTATTATAGGAACTAAAGAAGGTCGATGGGATCCCGATGTTACAACGCTTAAGAATTTTTATGAGGAGTTTGTAACATTAGGTACTAGATATGAAATGGGAACATGGGAAGAAGCAGAGGCCATAAAGATTTTTTACAATACATTCATATCTACCAAGTTAGCGTTAGTGAATATGATAGCTGACGTGGCCGAAGGTGTAGGTAATATGAATGTAGATATAGTAACAAATGCATTAAAAAAATCTACTATGAGAATCATGGGCCCTAGTTATATGAGTGCAGGTTTAGGTGATGGTGGTGCTTGTCATCCTAGAGATAATATAGCATTAAGAAGTCTAGCCGAGAGATTAAATTTAGGTTATGATTTGTTTGATGCCATTATGATAGCTAGAGAAAAACAAGCAGAACATATGGCACGAAAGATTGTAGGCCTTGGCCATGATGTGTGTATTTTAGGTAAAGCATTTAAACCTGGTATAGATCAAGACGCAGGTTCACCTGCCATATTATTGGGTCATTATATAGAAGGGATGGGACGTAGAATTTATTATGATGGTCATACAAAAGAGGTAACAACACCTTTAACTTATGTGATGCATGATCATAAACGATTTGAAGATTTTGTTTTTAATTATGGGAGTGTGATTTTTGATCCCTTTAGGAAAATGAGTCTTACTTCAGACTTGACACAGAGGGGCATTCAGGTGTATAATTATGGTAACTCTGAAATTTCTCCAGCAGTAGGTAGAGATGATCCTGGTCGAGTTTAATGTATGAATTAGTTGATAATTTTTTAGATAAAGAAGAATTTGAATCAGTAGAAAGTGTGTTGTTAAGTAATCAGTTTCCTTGGTTTTTAAATCCTCAGATAGATAAAAAAAGTTCTTACTATGTAGGCCGAGATAATTTACAGTTTTCTAATACTGTATATGCTAAGGATCATATGAAAAGTGAGTGGCTTCAACACTTTGGTTGTTTATTAGATAGGATGAATATTTTTACGCTTCTACGAATTAAGATAAACTATCTACCCCGAACAGAAAAAATAGTGACACATGATTTTCATGTAGATATAGAAGATTCTAATGCGCCTAAGAATATTAATACTTCTATTTTTTATTTGAATACTAATAATGGTGTTACTATTTTTGAAGATACTAAAGAAGAAGTAAAAAGTGTTAGTAATAGAATGATTACTTTTCCTGGTTATTTAAGACACACAGGAACAACACATACAGATAAAAATGTACCGCATAGAATATTAATAAACTTTAATTATTTTTAAAATGTACGAACTAAAAGATTATATGAATGCCATTAATCATAAGAAAGAAGATTTGATGGCAGGTGAAGATGAGTTTTGGGAGAAGAAATATCCAGCTTATATAGTGAACAAAGCACTGTCTGCATTTCCAGACACTATAGTATATGCAAATGAAATGAATCGTTTGTGTCACCTCGATAAACGCCTTCAATTTCAATTTTTTCTAAATAGTATAAGACCTAAAAAAAGATTTAGTAAATGGCTTAGGTCTACTAAGATTAAAAATCTTGAGTATGTTAAAGAATACTATGGTTATAATAATGAGAAAGCCAGACAAGCACTTGACATACTAGATGATGAACAAATTGAACATATAAAAAGAACAATTGATCGAGGTGGAAAACATGGAAGAGCTGGAGTGGACTCCTGACTTAATGCTCGAGGTGACGTTGAATGAAGCAGATGATTTCCTAAAAGTTCGTGAAACACTATCCCGCATAGGGGTAGCTTCTCGTAAAGAAAAAAAGTTATATCAATCGTGTCATATCTTACACAAACAAGGTCGTTATTTTATTGTACATTTTAAAGAACTGTTTGCCCTAGATGGTAAACCAACGAACATATCAATTAACGATTTAGAGAGAAGAAACACTATTGCAGGACTGTTATCTGATTGGGAATTAGTAGAAATTTTAGGAGACAATGGACCGAGAGCACCATTGTCACAAATAAAAGTTTTAGCATATAAAGAAAAAGATGAATGGATTTTGGAGACGAAATATAATATTGGTAAGAAACAAGTGGAGTAATATATTATGGCAGTAAAATTATTGAGATTAAAATCTAGTGAAGATATCATTGGTGATGTAGTATCAGAAAATTCTGAATTTGTAACAGTTAGCAATCCAGCTATGTTGATGCCGATGGGAGATCCTAGAGGGGGAAATGTGCAGGTGGGTTTAGCACCTTGGCTTCCTTTTAGTGATCAAAAAGATATAGATTTTCCTAGAGATTTTATTCTTGTTATAACAGATGCAGTTCAAGATATAGTAAATAATTATAATCAAGTATTCGGATCGGGTATAGTAGTTCCGCAAGTGAAAGTAGATAAAAAAACTTTACTTCAAGAATAATTTGTGATATAATTATTTAATGTCTAATAATTTTTATACTTCTGTTATCCAACGGGGTAACTATCTTTTAGTTCGAGAGATTAAAGACGGCAAACGAGTCAGTCAAAAGATTCGTTGGCGTCCTACATTCTATGGACCTACGGAAAAGAAATCTCCACTGAGAACTCTCCAGGGCCAACGAGTGGCTCCCATTATATTAGAGTCTATTACAGAAGGTAGAGGTTTTTTAGAACGGTATAAGGATCAGCCCCATTTGATATCTGGATTTGAAAGATATCCGTTTGTCTATATTGCAGAACAGTATCCCGAATATGTAACTTGGGATATGAATAAGATTCTAATTCTTACATTGGATATAGAGGTTGCGTGTGAGAGTGGGTTTCCTAATGCTCAGAAAGCTGATGAACCTTTGCTCTGCATTACAGTAAAGAATCAATCTAATAAAGCCATTATGGTGTGGGGTATAGCTGATTATACTAATGACCGCAAAGATGTAAGATATATTCTATGTGATAATGAAGAAGATTTACTTAAAAAGTTTTTAGATTTTTGGTCGAGCATACAACCAGATATAGTAACTGGATGGAACGTTCAGTTTTTTGATATTCCATATCTATGCAACCGAATAGATAAACTCTTTGGTGAGAAGGAAGTTAAGAAGTTATCTCCATGGGGTTATGTTAATGAAGAAAGCGTTTATCAGTATGGCAGACAACAGCAGAAATATGATATCTTTGGTGTGGCTTGTTTAGATTATTTAGATTTGTATAGAAAGTTTACCTATACCAATCAAGAGTCTTATCGTTTAGATCATATAGCTTTTATTGAATTAGGTGAACG